GAATTCGCTATCAGGAGCCAACGAATTGGAAGGAGTCCGAGCACTCTTCGTTATAAAGCTCCGCTAACTCAACCTGGTGAAGCAATCTTTAAGCTTGCCGAGTCCGTGCCGAGTGCAATCAGCGTCAACAATCAAGTAAACGCTCCCTCGACTTCAACTGCAGCACCGACAACGCCTGCCCAAGATTACAGTGCAATTTTTGGAGGCTTGAGTCAGCAAATTAGCGATCTGCAGAAAGCGTTAAATGAACGACCCCAGACCTCGGTAACGACTGACACATCTGGCGGACAACAGGATCAAGGGCAGCAGAATCAAGGACAGCAGGATCAAGGACAGCCGGCTCCGACTTACACCTCGTTTGTGGGTGGCGACCCCAGTAAGGGAGGTATGCAATCCGTAACCTCGGCTCTTGGTGCTGGTTTAACACCGAGTCAAGTACGAACCCAAGCGAGTCAGGCAAATATCTCCTTCACCCCTGCTGCTGCCACGCAGGTGGCTCGTGCGACGAATATCCAGCAGTTTAATCAACAAGGATCTTCAATGGGAGCAAATGCAGTTACTCGTGCACTGGAATCTGGCCTACGACCAGGCGAGGTTAGAAAGGCTGCTGAGGCACAAGGTATCAACTTATCAGAGAAAGCTCTCAAGCAAATTAAAAAAGCTAAGAATTGAGAAAACGTCTAAGCTGAATTAGCTGCTACCTAAAAGGTGAAGCTTAAAAAACTTATTCTTGAGAAACTTTGGGTATGGCTCGGGCTATACCCCATTTTTGCTGCGAACGAGGAGGACCGAAGGCGTATCATCGAGGCGGCAGACTTCCAGCCGAATGACATTTACTAGCTACTGTCTAGATCTTAGGCGTGAAGAAAAAAAGCTAGAGCTCGCTGTCAGGGCGATCGATTCAAACCACGCGCAGGCTCAGGCTTCCGATATCGCTAGAGCGTTGCAGGCAGATACATTCTCTTTGACCTACAAGGGAGTAAACGACAGTATTCTTGCCGTTCTATTCAGAAGACTAGCTACAAGCGACTTTGAGCACAAAGAGTGCGACGTGTGGAAAGGCCATCTCTGCAATGGGCACCCAGTCGTCTACGCCATGGGTAAGAGATACTACGTGCGCCCCTTGATACTAGATTATCTTGAAATCAACAAAGACGATTGCGTAAAGCCGTCGTGTGGCAACCGAATCTGCATCAACCCTTACCACAACTCTTACAAGAAGATGAAAGCGTCCAAGCTTGGAGACGCAGACACCAATTTGGTACTAGCATTCTCCAGCCAAGGCGTCCCCGTCAGGGAGATCGCCAAGGCACTGAAGGTACATCGCTCAACGATTTACAGAACGCTCAACCATGCTCATCACGATGCTCGGCCTTCGGGTCAAAGACGAAGCGCTTGAAGAAGACGGAGTCGTCAACGCAATCGCGGAGTCGCTCCCAACCTCAGACAAACGAGTCGCAACCAAAGTTCAGCTGACGCAAAAGTCCGACCACTACGTCGGTAAGTTGCTGAAGGGGCTCAAAGAGGATCAGACAATCCTCGCTATCGGACCTGCAAAAGCCACGCCGGACGGTGTGCTCCAGATGCAACCGATGCTGGTTGTCACCAATGATAACTTTGACGACCTTCTTGCCATCAATACTTACATGGCTTGCGGTGGCCTCGGTCCCAAGCAGGAAGAGAGCGAGGTCGGTGGATCGACGGTGACTAACAGGTCGTTGGCCTGGCAGGATCCCGACAGCTCCGAAACCTCCTGGACAAAAATCACGGCGTGGGACAAGTTCTCGAAGCAGCTTTCCGAGCTGCCTAACGGGACGCCGACAATCGCTGTCGGTCGAATTACCACGAGTGAGAAAGAAGAACGTCAGTACCTCAACTACTCTGTCGAAAAAGTTCTTTACCTTCCTAAGGGCACAAAGTCCGCGCCCAACAAGGCTGCAGATCCCGATAAAGGACGCGTCTCAGCAGCGGCTCTCGGTTCACTGGACTTCTCTCTCTGATTAACAGTCATGGTATTTATCGCTGGCAAATTCTCGGCTGATGAGATTCTCTGTCAAATCCCGCCGCACACCCTCCGAATCGATCTTCAAAGCCGCTATTGGAAATCCGATACTGACAGCGAAGCGGCGATCGTCGACAGCAACGGCAATGGGATTCCGATTTCGTTCGTGCTTCTTGGGTTCACGCCGTACTTTGGCAACCTCGGTATGCGATCGCATGAGGAGTTTATTCGTATTGCTTACATTGGTGTTTCACCTAATCATCGTCTGCTTCCACCTCGCTGTGTATGCACTAGCATCATCAGTGGTAAATCGTCTCAAAGGAACTTCATCTCGTACTTCCAGACGCTCTACAACAATCGCATTAATGTAGGCGAAGTCATCACTGAGACAAAGTTTGTCCAGAAGTCCTTCAACGAACGTGACCCGATGACTGGTGCTGACGGCGCCAAGATCAACTACAACGTTTTAGAGTTCCGGGACCGTCCTACCCAAACGGATGAAGAGCAAAAGCTCATCGAAGATATCGGAGCGTGGCTTGATTCTGGTTCAGGAGATCTGGTGGCATCTGCTCTACGCAGTACTATCTCCGGCGCTCATCTGGTTGAGCTACCTCTGGGAGAAGACCACGCGGCCATTAAGGAAGCTTTTATCGAAGCTAATCCGAAACGGCTAGAAGGTGCCGCTCCTGCTGGTCTGGCAGCACTTCCCGCAGGGGCTGGTGCACCTGGAGCTAAAGCAAGTGAAGCGGAGCCGCCGACCGCCAAGAAGAGTTCCAGCAAGAAGGACCTCACGGAAGAGCAAAAGGCAGCTCTCCAGGCCGCTGGTCTCGACTTCTGAGCTAAGCTCTACCTGGATGTTCATCACGGGGGCGCCGACAAGCGTCCCTTTTTTGTGCCTACAGTTCGAGCAAGTCGCCGAACGACGGGAGGTCAACACCATATGCTATACAGTACTTTACAATGTTCTCTAAGAGCTTTGCTCGTATCAAATAGTTTGCGTAAACGACCTCCAACACCTCCCGAGACTCTTTCGGACTAAGCTTATCCATGCCATCTAGAAAAGAGCGATGGGTAAACTTTTGCTCAAGCGTTAGGTGAGACTTAAGCTTATCCAGCAACTGCTCCGACATGTCAAATTTTTACTGCGTTCCTCGTTACATCTTCGATCCTATCCGTAACTCGGGGCTGGTTGATGGAGTAGTACTCTTACCGTTCGATCCCGAAGGAGCGCTTGAGAAGCAGGTAAGAAAGGCGAGCGTAACTGATGTAATAACAAACAACTGCGAAGAGAATATAGTAGACCTTGAGTGGTGGTCTAAACAGAAAGGACAGGTCGACTGGGTAGTCGCTATAACCCAAGGAATGAAAGACTACACTAAATGGATCACTGAGTGTGGACTCCAAGCTGCAAGGAAAGGTGTGTGCATCCTAGATCGTCTGACGTTCCTGGAGCCCACGCGGGCACGTGAAGACTTCTTGCAGAACTCGTCTCTAACAAACATTAAGATATTGTCCCCTAGGCCCTCATTTCGTGCGGATGGTACTAATTCAAAAGACCCTGTAACCTCTGCGTGGTTTGTGTTTCAAAAACCTGGAGCAGCTCAAGTGAACACGTGCATTGACTTCGAGGTATCCTGGCATCGCCCACAAGACCTCAAGCTGTGAGTAAGCGCCTGTTCAAGAGACTAGATCAACTTATTGAACTTCAGATCGAGCATAACCGGCAGCTTGATAAGATCACTGCATTGCTTGTGGGGCAGCAGCTGCTGACTGAATGCGTTGATTACCAAGGTAACGCTAGGTCGCCAGAGGACTGCGCAGAAATTACTGTTGAAGGTTTTTCAGCTGCTCTGTGCCTGATGTCGGAGCTCGACCAGCGCAACCGTGACTACCAGTATCAAAAGTCTGAGTTCTTCATAAATGATGACGAGGATGACGACGATGATAATGAAGACGAAGGTAAATTCGCATCCAGTTCGTTCTAAGCTGAAGAGGAATTGACACTACAACTGTGTCCGATACACGTGTAACGATCAACGGTTTACGGCATTATCTCTGTGCTGGTGTTCCTAAACCTCTTCCATCTGTAACATCTGTACTGAGCGCCACTCAGACTGAGACGACACGTAAAAAGCTAGCGCACTGGAATTTGATGAACCCTGGCGTAGCTGATGCTGCAGCTACCAGGGGAACTTGGATTCACAACAGCGTAGAAGATTATCTACGTGGGCTCCTTGTGGTTCCGTCCGAACAATACAAGCCGTATTGGAATGGAGTGCCCGAGCTTTTAGACGACCTTTTAGAAGGTGGTCGCGTGCTTTGGAGCGAGAAACCTTTCAACCAACCACGCTGGTCGAAGTATGTCGGCGACGACGGTGTGGGAAGAATCCATTATTACAGCGAAGAAACAGGACATGGGTACGCAGGGTGCTGCGACCTGATCTACATGAACTCAAACGCCGAGGTTATTTTGGCGGACTTCAAGACGAGCAACGGCCCGTACTCAGCTCGATTCCCCAACAAAAGCCAAAACGTCGACGAGAAAACTAAGAAAGCCCTGATCTCAGGCGTATTCAAGACTAAAAAGACTCGACTGCAGCTCGCTGCTTACAAGCTCGCAGCTGAAGCCTGCCTAGGGATTAAAATTGCTAAGACACAAATAATCGTCACAACAGCTATTCCTGAATTCAACACTCAGATATTTACGTTTGGCTCTGAAGAAGTAGAAAAAGATTGCGAAGGATGGCTCCAGGTTTTAAAAAGTTACTACGAACTTCACCCTCC